CAGAAGGCAAGTATTCCAGATGTTAGGTGATATACCATTTGGAGAGGTACACAGATTAAAAAGGAATATCGAGGATCTACGATTTTCCTTCACAATCACATATTATCCAGAAGGATATGATCCATCAAACAAAGAACAAGAATATCAAGACATAACAGAACAAGTAATGCCATTATTAGTGGAAGAATTAATAGATTTATTCGGACCCCTAAATTGGAGGCACAAAACCAAATATGCACGAGGTTACGAATACAAAAAGATGACACAAAAAGCAATAGACGAAATTGAACGAACAGCAAAAATCAAGGTGGAATAAAATAATGTTACAAAAGAAAAAATCATTCATAAACAATGATTTACAATTAGATATAGCAAACTATCGTAGTATAACTGTAATAGTAGGAATAACAAGTTTATTCCTATTATCACTACAATTAATGATGTAAAATGACAGACCGAGATACACAAAAATTAAGATCCACTATCTTAGAGATTGTGGAGTATGTCACATTTAACCTGGATAGTGTAACACCACAAGTGATACACTATCACCTGGTTAAACGCTACAGATACGATGTATCACGAGATGAAGTAATTAAAGAATTAAACATGTTAGTAGCATTAGACTTACTAGAAACATGCAAAAGTTATAAATTAAAAGAATAGGAGTTGTTACAAAATGAATTTAAATGAATTAATAAAGGAATATGAAGAATGCAATGAGCATTACCTCAATAAGAAAGTAAAATATGAAACCGAATACTTGCAGTTGAAAATTGATAAAATAGCCCTTCAAAGATCCGAAGAGTACATGAGTCTTAAGACTCAAAAGGCAAAGCAGGAACAAGCAGACATTGACACACTCCAAAGGAAAATGCAATTAATACAAGATAAGAATAGTATTGAAAGATTAGAATCAAGACTAAAAATCTTGGATTATAAAATTCGAGGTGCATTACAATGATGGATACAGAATTTAAAACAGCCGATCAAGTAGAAGAGGTAAACCCTGATTACCTCCAACTACAAATAATGCAAATGGAACAAATGAAACAACAAGCAAAATCTAAATTATACCAGAAATTACAACAAGCACGCAAAGATTTTTCAGATGCAGGAATTACCAAAACAGGAGAAAACAACTACCAAAACTACAAATACATAAAATTAGATGACATACTAGATATTGCAATAGATATTCTACTCAAAAACAAATTATCCACACACGCCCTATTTGGCAAAAAACCATATGGCATGGAATTAGTGGACCTGGAAACAGGTTACAGTGAAATATTTGAAAGTGAAGTAGACGACTGGATCTATGATGAACCAGGAAAAGATTCCACCCACAACAAAATACTACAAACAGTAGGAAAGAAAGAATCTTACCTCAGACGGTATCTATATATGCAGATACTAGATATACATGATTCCGATACAGTTGAAATAGACGCTGAAAGACAAGCAATGAAAAAAAGCAAATCATTAAATCATAACAGATACACGAAACAAGAAAAACCTAAAATGCGAAACATACAGGACCTTGCAGGACAACTAGCAGATGAAATGGCATCAAAGGGAATTGAATATAATGTAGATAATATGTGGCAATTCATCAATGAAAAATGGCATAAACAACTGATCAATAATGAAGAATTAAAAGCATTACGTGACCTATTAGGATTAACCAAACAATAAGGAAAAAATGATAACTAAAACTTGTAAAAAATGTGGTAAAGAATTCCACATACACGATAAAAAATACAATGCAAGGAAGTATTGTAGTGAATGTAAGAAACCCAATGTTACAGTAAGATTATGTTCTTACTGTAATAATCCTTTTAGTACTCATGATAGTAGAAGGAAGTATTGTAGTGATACTTGCAGTCTTAATGCTAGGCGTGAAAATAACTTAGAGGATGTACGATTGTATTACCAGAGGTATCCTTGGAAGAAAGTGAAAAGGGCGTTGGGTAGTAGTCAGTTGAAAGAGCATATGAATTCTGATGTGATGGAGGAGTTGCGTCAGATTAAAGCGGAATTAAAGAGGATTGGTTTAAAATGAAATTGATGACACAAAAACAGAAACGAATTAAAGATATGAATAAGAGGTTTGATAAGATGACTAATAGAATAATAAATGCGTTAATAATACTAGCAGTATTATTAACCATACTTAATTTCCTGGTGATATTATGATACATACAATACGAAATATTCATGACTTAGCAGTTGCACCAAATAATACACGATTTAGTGTATATCACTTAGAAGAAAACCTAAGTGATGGTCACTGTAAAATCTTATACAACCGAGATGATGTAATAGACTACTTATCACAAATAGAGAGTAAAGTAAAAATTATATTCTATGAGGATTGATACACTATGCGTTTGATCATGGAAAATGATACATTCACAGTAGCAACAATAGTGAAAATTCTTGCAGATATGCAACCAAGCAACGTATCTGCAATACTAAATATAGTGGAAATGATGAAAAAAGATGAAAATCTGAAAAACATATCAGATAAGACAATTTATTCATATTATCAAGCAGAATTAGAAACAATAGGTGAGAACTAATGCAAGAAATGATAAGAATAAAAGCAGGTGAAATAGCACCAGTATCGGGTGTAATTATTTCACTAGAAGATTACCACATTCTAAAAAAACGGAAAGAGTATTTAAGACATAGAGAACTATTATTTGCTAAATTAAATGCAGGTGAAGATGTATGAATGCTGAAGAAAAAATCAAAAACATAATACTAGAAAATACAAATGTATTCATTCTAAATACTGAAGAATTCCAAGCATGTATGAATGGCAGAACAAACCGTACAGAATTAATCAAAGAAAAACTAACACCAGTAGTACAACAAATAATACAAGTAGCAAGAAGTGAGGGCATATGAATATAATACAGAAAATAGGAAAATACATTGGCATAAAACCAGCAGAAAAATATACAGGCAAAACAATGATAGAAACTCCAAAGTATAATTCCGTTAATCTTGATAGGTTATGTGATTTACAAAACCGTAATGATCACAACTTCAAATTACTAAAAGATTACATAAACAAACAAACAGGAGTAACCATAAATCAGCAGGTACTATATGAAATATCATTAGACTACCTGCTAACACATGAAAAAGGCGTACCTATCGTTGAAATCATACAAAAATACAAAATCTACGAATAAGTAGGTAAGTGGTGACACAAAATAAAAAAAAAATATAAAAATTAGGAGTTGTTACAAAATGATAACAAAAGAGAATACAAAAAACGAAATTTTAGAGAACTGGGCAGAATTAGATGAACGTGCTGAAGAATATTTAGCTATGTTAAGAAAAAATAAAATAATTTCCAGTACTCGTGCAGTATCAGTAAGAGATTGGAATAGAAGATGCGTGGAGAATTCACTTGTTGTTAATAACGAGTACCAACGTGCAGAAGGAGCATGGAAAACACGTATGAAACAAGGATTGCTTTATACTCTTTTAAGAGGACAACCAGTTTTCCCAATAACAATTGCATACAATATGGACACAGGACAATACGAAATTGTAGACGGACAACACCGATTACTTGTTATAAATCAGTTTATAGCCGGAAAAATAGCATTACCTAAATGGATTCCTAGTGAATTAGGTGGAGGTAAAACTATTGAACATGTACACCCACGATTAGTCGAAGAAATACTCGGTGCATATATTGACGAAAGAGAATTAAAATCAGAAACAGGAAAACCATTAACTATTGAGCAGATAAAAGATGTATATAGTAATATGCAAAAATCAGTACAATTAACATTAGGTCAAGAAGTCCGTGCAAAATATGGAGAATATAAAGAGTTAATGTCTGATTTAAGTAAACATCCTATATCCGGTACGTTTATTAAAAGAGCCGATCGTGAGCTTCAATTTGCAGCGTACCTATTTAATTATGTGTATTGTACCACTCATAACAGAACAATATCTTTTAACAAGGATAATATATTAAATTTAGTGGATGAAACAGCAGAATTAAAATGTGAACAAAATATACGTGAAAAATGTTTTGTATTAATAGATATATTGCAAGATGTATGTAGTGACAAAAATTATGAGCTGAATGCATTTTATGCCATGGCAATAGTTTCAAGTGCAGATACATTAATTATGAAAGGAATTCCATTAGACATACTACGAGTTGAATTAAAAGAAGCATTTAGCAGAATATGGGATTTGATATGTAAACTAAAAGATGAGAATGACCATTCACTTAATTTAAATGATCATTTCATACGAACAATTAACAATATTAGTCAAAATGCTAGTATCACAAATGGAATTACTAAATTATTTGAATTTAAGAATTGTATCCTGGCGGTGTATGAAAATGCAGGAATTCCAAAATGAGGGATATGTTTATTTTTTAACCAACCCTCTTTTTCCGTATGGATTAGTGAAGATTGGAATTGCTAAAGATATTGTTAAAAGAGTGATTCAATTAAGTACAAGTGTTCCTTATGATTACCAGGTATGTATGTTAATGAAATCTAAAAAGTATAAACAGATTGAACGAATATTACATATAAAATATGCTAAAAAAAGAGTTAATAGAGAATTTTTTATGCTGTCTGAAAAAGAAATATTAGAAATTAAATCAGAATATCAAAACATTATTCTAAAAGATAATGATATACCACGTGGTTTAGTAGAAAAAACAGATAATCATTTTAACAAATTTTATGAAGATGTTTGTAAGTTATATTCATTTTATGGTGAAAAAATCAATTATAACCAAATTAAAAAGAGCCTTATAAATGATGGGTATTCTAAGTATATGATAAGATGGTTATTATGTAAAGAGGCGTATTCTGGAAAATTTTTATGGTTTCCAGATAATGATCAATGGATGTTAATTAAGTAATGAGGGGATGTTCGAGAACAATTAAAACAAATATTAAAAGAACAGAAACAAAAGGAAAAACAACAGAAACAAAAAAGAGAGGAATGATATTAATGATGGAAAAAGACTTTAAAGTCCAAGATGATGCAACAAGAGAGTTTTTTAATAATTTAAGGAATAGTGATTTGTTTAAAGACAAAAAAAATTTAGGAGGATTAAATATGGATGATGATTTTTTTAAAGGAATGATTGAAAAAGATATTTTATCAAGATTAGAATCAAGATTAGATGGAACAAATATAAAAAATTTAAACAATACAATCAAGGAAATGACACTTGATGTCAACACTAAAACTTTTATAGCAGGGATTAGCAGAATATTCCTATTAAGGAGTGCTGCACTAAATGAACTTGATACTGTAAGTTTATTAAATCCAGTTAGTGATAAGCATGATTTATCACTGGAGGATGTGGAAAATGTAATTCCATATTTAGAAGTGATAGAGAAATGTAGTAATATTATAGAGAAATACCATGCAGAAAAAAGAAGAGAGGAGAAATGATTATGTCTTGGGGTGACTTCTTAAACTGGGATTTTATAATGCCCACTTATACTGACAAACAACGGGAAGAAATGCGACGACAATCACAACCCAAACAAACAGGCGAACTATCAAAACATGATGATTACATCAAAGCAGCAAAAGATTATAAAAAAAATATGAACAAGGTAAGATATATGGTAACTAGGGAAAAGAGTAGTTATATAACATTTTCTACAGTATTAGATATGATGAAAAAGTACAGACACCACAATCTACGATTCAGAAGAATCGAATGGAATGGAAAGGATATGTATATAACATTGCAATGTCCTGATGAGAATAGTAAGATGACACAATCTTACATTTATATGAAAACAGCTGATGGTAATTTGGTTCCTTGGGTGGCTAGTCAAACTGATTTATTAGCTGAGGATTGGATACAATTACCAGAAAATTATGATGAAATTAGGAATGATGAATAATGGATGATAAAATAGAGTATGTGGATCCTTATAAAGAACCACAGTATAAGGATGTAACAGTTGATGAAGTAATAGAACTTCTCAAAGAATACAAAGACAATGGCGTGAATGGACGCAGGATAATTGGTAAAAAATATGACAGAACATGGGAATGTAATCATATTGAAGAAACACCACCTGGATACAAATACAAAGAAGTATTTGAATACCGAATAAAACTAATTACAAAAGAATACACTATCGAGGAGGATAAAGATGAATGATAAAATAGAGCATGTGGAAAAGTTACTAGAGGTGCATCCACATATTGAAATAATACCTAATAGTAATCTTGATGATGGTACAATTATTCCTGCAAATGACAATGGAGAATTATTTCTTACTATACCTAGTATGGTTACTAAGTTTTATGTATCAAGGGAGGTATTTGATGCACTGAAAAAAGTCAATAAAGACGAATGATGATGTTTATGAAGGAGGATTAAACAATGGAAGCATTACGCCTAGAACCAAAATTAGACTGGACAATTAGATGGAATATTAATCAAATAGAAGAAAAAATGGACTCGGTACGAATAAACAAAGAAAACCTAGAAAAAATATTCTGTAAGGAATTCAATATAGAACACTGCCAGATAAATACAGATGGGGAGAATGTAACAGTAACATTACATTTGTCTGAATTAACGCAGGATGATATACAGAAGTTGAATGAAATAGCTAGCTTGTACACAATAGAGCCACATAACAGTGAGGTTTGTTTACGAATCTTTCAATTCAAAGGAGCGGAAGAATAATGGATGATATGTACACTAGAAATTCTGGGAGTATGCATGATGAATTAATACAAATGGTAAGTGCAGAGATATTATTGCTTTGTAGTGTATGATCTTGACACATCTACTGAGGAAATATCTGTAACCTTTCATTAAAGTGTTATAACAAGGGTAATGTTTACACATATATTTATACTATTATTTATAAAATAGTATATGTGTATTTGGTAAAAATATTTGGATAACACAAAAAAACAAGGGGAAGTGATACAGATACAAATCATAACAGAAACACATCAAATAACATGGAATACAAAAATACTAACCAAAAAAAGCAAAAGAAAACTAAAAAATGGAGGCACACTAGAAAATATATGGTATGAAGGAGCATTACCCCAACCCCTAATGGACCTAATGATAACTAATGACAGAAATTTATATTTTTTCCAGGAAAAAAACAAGATATACATTACAGGACAAAAACCAGAAAAATATTCATATGAAGTAATTAAAGTGCAAAAAGCTAACAGGCATTATAGTTTGCCTCGTGCATTATTCAATGTACATAAGGATAACACATTTATCAATTTAACGTTAGACTTTTTTTTGTATGTTAAGTGTCGATGTGTTGAAATTAAAATATTATAACCACCCCATCCCCTTCCATTTTATAGAATATTTTTTTTTATTTATCCTTTTTTTTTCGTTTAGTGATATACTGCTTAATGTATATAGTAGAGAAACATGGATCAATCAAGATATGAGTATAAGTATATCTGTCCGGAATGCCGGGCGGATAAAAAAAACTTTAATTATGATATATATCTTGATGAATTATCTTGTAGGAAATGTGGATTAGTTATTGATGCACCTTATGTTGCAGGATTAATTTTTCCTGGTGTAAAAGTGATCCGAGTTAAGTTATAAAATATTTTCATTTGGGAGCAGGAACCTTGAACTGTGGTACTGCTCCCCAGATAATAGAATATAGTCTTTGATATTTTAAGAATATAGAGCATCTTCTTAAATTAAGTAAATAGTTTTAAAATTAATCAAATATTTTACCAATGTTATTAGATAAAAAAAAGGAATTATTATATGAGGAATTAAGAAAAAAAACTGGAATAAACGTGTTTATGAATTTAACTCCAAATGGGGCATATTTCTTTGGTGTAGTGTTTCCCTTTTCAGGATATAACAGTAACTATCCCATATTAATAGAAAAAAAAATTTGAATCTTTCGATTTCCAAGTCCAAAAAGATTTATTCAAAAAAAGTGATATTGTTTAATATTGTATGTATTTAATGTACAACTTCCTTAAGAGAATATCTAAGAAATTTGAAGTAACTAAAATCATTTCAAAAATAAAATAATATAATGTTATTATCCATTATTTATTTAGAGTTTATTATTTATTACTTGTAAAAAAAGCATCTTAAGTAAAAGATTATCGTTTGTTTAGAGATTGTTTTATTTTATTCAATGTTAAAATCATCTTGTAAATGTTTATTTTATGATTAATGAGCAAAAGAAAATGATATAAGTATAATTGATTTAATTAATATGTTAAAGTGTAATAAAGGGGAAAATCCACACCCTTACCTGGGAGGGTTTGGTGGAAAATATGGAAAATACTGGATTCTAGGGGAGAATACTATGTTAGTTTTTTTTTTCATGTTTTTCGTTGGATGTTAAAAATTCTATTAATATATTGAATAGTTACATGATTTTCAGTACAGCTTTAATATAGAATATGGTTCCTGTTATCAAAAAATGGATGGATAAATTTGTAGATTTATGTACTTTTTTTAATCCTCATATATTTTTTTTTCATTTGTGAGTCTACAAAAAAAAGAGTAAAAATACTGTTTAATTTAAAAGATAAAATATAAAAAATGTACTAATGATTGTGGTTTGTTTTATTAAATGAAGTATGGTCTTTAAAATAAACTAATTGATAATATAAATTGTGCATGTAAAAAAAAAATGAATTGAAGAAAAGCAAAAATCAGCGTAAAACAAAAAACAATGTTTTTCCCATTATTGATAAAAGAAAATAAACTATATCGACTAATTACCTAATTAATATATATTAAATAATGGGAAAAAATATGATCCAATTAGTACAATTTTTTGGAAATAAAATAATGATAAACAGTATTTGAATGGGTGCAATTCCCATAACTCACACAAAAATTTTTATTAAATGAAGTTATAAAACTTTTTTTTTTGGAAAAAAAACATATATAAAAAGATAATTTTAATATTTTTTTTTTTTTAATCCTGTTCTTATTTTTTTGAGTAAAGATAATATTAAAATCCTAAATCTGATATGAAAAAAAATTAAGGATTTAAAATAATGAACAATTACAAGATAAGCAGACAAACACTTGTAATACTACTACTAGGATTCATAGCAATAATAGCAGAACTCGGCACATTCATACTCTTATTCTACCAAACAGGAATAGACATAGGAGTAGTAACAGCATTAATAGCATTCACAAGTAGTATTACAGGAGGATTCATAGGATTCTTAACCGGAAAAGAAACACAACCAAATAATAATATAGGGGAGAGGGAATCATGAATGCTAAGGAATTACAAGTCCACTCACCCACAGAAATCAAAGAACACGAACAAGTAAGAAAGTACAGATTACAAGCAGTTGAAGAAAAACAAGACATGATACTAAACAAACTGGATCATCTATCCAAACAATTGCAAAAAGAATTATATGCACATGACAAGGAATTCATCAAACAAGATAATAGAATAGAATCATTAGAAAAACGTGCAGATAAAATTGATAAGATGTATGATAAGATAAGAATATTAGTGATTGCAGAATTACTCACTTTAGCCGGAGCTTTTTTACTTTTTTATTTCGGAATAAAATAAATTTGAGGCGATAAAATGATAGAAAATGATATACAAGTGTTACTAGAAACAGTTAATGCAGTAGATGATATAACAACAATGAGAGCAGAAAACAAGGATGATAAACAAGTATATGATATAAATGATGAAACATGGAGTACTAGTGATTATAAAGCAGAGTTATATTCATTGATTGGTAAGAAATTATCCGAGTATCAAAAAACTGGTGGGAGTATACAGTTAGGTACTGTAACTATTACTTCTGCTGCAACATCAACAGAATAAAAAAACTAAACTGATGAGGGAATAAATTCTATGATAGAAGATGAAACAATAAGTTATACCCAATTACAACAGGAAATAAATGAATTACAGGAAGAAACAATGCAACTAAGAACGGATATGCAAATCTTATGGGAAATCTATGGAACAGATGAAAAAATACAAGAAGAAAACATTAACGCAACAGCAATGATAATTAGTATAGCAATAGTATTCATGTTAGCTATCATAGCATTAATAATTGGATTAAAAATCACTGGAGGAATATAAAGGTGTTATCTGACAGAAAACTAGCAATTATTCATAATCACTTACAACAAATAGACAAGGCAACAAGGCAAAGAAAACAAGCGAAATTAGACTTGATAAGTATAATACATCAGTTAATTCCTATCCGATGTAGATGTGAAGTAGATTATTATCTGTCATTCCATGATGATTTTAGTGTAACAGTAACAATACACATACAGGAATTAGACGGGGATACAATTCAGATAATACAAGAAATAGCAGAAGATTACATAATAGAACCAGAGGACACTGAAGAGGTAAGGATAAAAATATTCCAATTCAAAGAAATAGAATAATACCAAAAAATGATATGATGGGAGGTGGGATTATAATATGTCATATGAGTTAATACGAGAGGATAATACAATAGCAATAGTATTTGAAGATGTAAGCACCACATCATTTAAAAACAAAAACACAGGCACATACTGGGAATTAAACAATATAAACAACCAGTTATTAATAAGAAAAAAAGACAAGGCAAGTAAAACAGTATTCCTACATGCAACAATCAAAAAGATTAACATTACACCGACACAGACAATAGCAGATAGTACACTAGACAATATAAAAATAACACTACAAACAATATTAGGAGAAACATTAATAATAACTGGAAGTGATGTATTAAAATTCATGTATCAGCACCCCTTTTTAAGTTACATTAACATCAATGATAATCGATTAGGATGGGATTTTTATGACTGTATCAATACAATACTAGCATATATGTATACAGAAGAATCCGAGAAGTTAATAGAACTAGCAGGGGATTTAATTAATACATCAGAAGTAACGGTATTAGATACCGATGGAGTAGAGGACGGAGTAATTAATGCAACAATAGGAGATAACATAGTATTATCTGCAAAAGTTGAAAATGCAAATGATAATGATAAAATAGAATTTTATATGGAGGATTAAAATGACTAAGACAAAAATAGGAGAAGCAAATGTAACAAACGGAGTAGCAAATACAAGCTATACAATACCAGGCGATGCTGCAACAGGACAACACACCTTAACCGCAGCATTCATACAAAACAATACACATAAAAGAGGAGAAGGCAGTACAACACTAGCAATAAGAATAAGAACAAATATAACAGTAGATAATGTAATAGCAAGCCATGGAGAAACCGCAACATTCACAGCCAAAGTAACACATACAGGAACACAAAATGTACCACAAAATGCAGGACAAGTACAATTCCAACTAGGCGGAGACAATATCGGCAGTCCTGTTACAGTAGGAGCGAATGGAATTGCAACACTACAATATACAATACCAAGTAGTGTAGCTGATGATACGGATATAACTGCATCATTCATACAAAACGATACATATGCAGGAAGTAACAGTACAGCTGCAAAGTTGAACATCAGACAATCTACTAATATAGTAATTGATTCATTATATGCTAATAGAGGTGATACAACTACAATACAAGCAGTAGTATCAGATGCAGATAATAATCTAGTTGCAAGTGGTAATGCTATAATATATCTTGATAATACACAGATAGCAACCACAACTGTATCCGATGGTGCAATAGAAGAGGAATATATATTATCAAGTGATATAGCAACAGGACAACACACCATACGGATAGAATACCAACAAAACGATACCTATGATGCAGCAAGCAGTACAGGAACACTACAAATCAGAATACCAACCCACCTAACACCAGTAAATGTAAGTGGTAATGCAGAAACACCAGCGGATGTAGTACCCGTAACAGTAACAGTACAAGATGAAAACAATAACACCGTACAAAGTGGAAGTGTAGCAATAACAATAGGCAGTGAACAAGAAGTAATAATAGCAGTAAATGCCAATGGTGAAGCTACAACACAATATACAATACCAAGCACAGCCACAGGTAGTATCACATTCAATGCAAGATACATACAAGACAACAACTATCAAAGCAGTAATATGGCAACCGCAGGAGTAATAACAATCAGAAAAGGAACAATAATAACCATGGAATCCATCAATGCAGTACGAGGCGACAACATAACATTAACAGCAAATGTAAAAGACACAGATAACAATAATGTAACAAGCGGTACAGTTGAATTTGAACTAGAATAAAAATTATTATTCTAGTATTTAACTTTTTTTTTAGGAAGATAAAAGATGACTAAAACAAATATAGGAACAGTAACAGTAACAGATGGAGTAGCAAGCATACAACTAGACACCAAAGACTTAACAGAAGGCACTTATAACATAATAACCAAATACAACCAAAACAACGAATACAAGGAAAGCACCACCACAGAAACATTAAAAGTTAACACTGCAACACCAAAATATAAAATATATGCACCATGTATAATAAGCACTAATACTGCAAGAAGTAACTTTACAGAAGAACAAGAATACTGCTATGGAGAATACATGGATTTCTTAGAAACCACAACTTCATTAACAGATAGGAGAGTATATATTAAATCCGAAAACGGAGACATGATACATTTAATAACTGCAACTTCTACTAATAAGATAAAAACTTTTGATAATCAAGGATATTATGGAATATATCGTGCATATGCTAATAGTGAAATTAAAAGAAATTTCAATATTGAAATATTACCCAATCCATACCTAAACAATGGGGGGGGGAGTAAGCAATTATTATACTGTTACAACTCCATCACAAATATTAGTGGAGGCATTACAGTATGACAATATACCAAGCAACAATAACAAATGGAACAGCAAGTATAGAAATACCCACAACTGACATTACAATAGGCACACATAACATCACAGCACGATACAACCAAAATGATAATTATAAATCAAGTAATACTACTGCAACATTAAACATCATAGAAGAAACAACACAGCATACAATTAATATTGATGATTATATTATAGAAAATGGTGCTTTAGCAATTAGTGCAAGTACTGATGCAACAATTCCAGAATTTATGGATGAAGATTACCCAACAGAAGATACTAGTGTATTAGGTGGAGATTATAATATATTATTATTAATCAGAACAAATACTCAAAAATATTATGTAATATCATTAGATGCAGACAATATATCTGATGAAACAGTAGCTAATGAATATGATAAATTTACTACAACTTATTCTAATTTTGATATAGTAGAATTAAATTATTCATCAAATCCAGATTTAATAGCTAGTATTTTTATGCAAACAATGGATGAGTCTAGTGGAATGGTGGCAATGAATATCATGGGTATTGATGGAACCGATGCAGAAATTTATTTCTGCTTAGCAACTCCAACAGAAGTATTAACAACTCAAACTAATAACTGGAATTACTAAAAAAAAGGAGGAAAGAAAAATAATGATAATGCAAGATTTTATAGTAGGATTAAACGATACATTCCTACTACTACTAACACAAGTACACATAACAAGAAACGAAGAAGATACCATATTCACCAACCAACAAGGTGAAATAATACTACTAGCAGAAAATGACATAATAGACTTCATACTCAACTATAACGGAGAAAAACAACTACCAAAACAATTAGAAGAACACTACCCGATAACAACTATTGATACAGATAATTACATACAATAAATGAAGTGATTATATTATGCAAGTAGATAAAATTAATATACAAGATATAATACCAGCAGATTACAATCCCAGACAAATCAAGCCAGAACAATTACAACAATTACAAGAGAACATGCAACGATTCGGATTAGTAGACCCAATAATAATTAACCTAAAAAATAATCATATAATCGGTGGACATCAACGATACACGATACTAAAACAGGAATACCCTGATAAACAATTACATTTACTAAAACTAGGTGATATAGGATGGGTATTTGATGAAACAAATCTTAAATTAGATAATATTAATGATGAAAAAGCATTAAACATCAGCTTAAATAATTTATCTGGTGAATTTGATAATGAAAGTTTAGGTAAATTATTAAATGATTTGCAGCAAGCAGACTATGATATAACACTAACAGGTTTCCAGGACTATGAAGTATATGATATAATACTAAACAATGAAACAATCACAGATGCCCTAAATGATGAAGTAGAAGATGATGCAAATGAATTACTAAACTTCACAGATGCAATACCTACGGAACAGGAAACACTAAACATTCAATTATACAGTGACAAGCAAAGACAAACACTAATCCAATTAATAACACGACTCAAAAAAGAACATCCCGATAAAAGCATAGCAGAAAACCTAACCAATTACCTGGAAACACATATACAACCACAGGAAAACATACAACCCTATACCATAGTATTTGATAACAAACAACAAAAAGAAAAATTCCTCCAACAAACACAAAAACTCAAAGAAAACAAAAGATACAACAGCCCAATAAATATACTAATCAATGAGGACATACAATGAACGACAGGTACAAGTTATACAATGATGACTGCATGAAAATATTAAAAGAATTGCCCACTACTCATGATAATCTGGGGGGGGGCATATTTCATTAATACTAACTGATCCACCTTATGGTACAATCACAGGATTAAAAAATACTTATGCAGTATGGGATGAAACATTACCTACACAACCATTAATTAGGGAATGTGAACGTTTGCTACGAATGAATGGAGTAATGGCATTATTCTGCCAATATCCATATAGTGTAGAGTTAGTACAAGGACAAACAACGATCCTTCCATTTCTATACTGGTTATATTGGATTAAAGATAAGGCAGGGAATAATCTTACTAGTCGGAGCGCACCAGTAAATGTGGTTGAACAGATTGCAGTATATCGTAAGAAGTATGATAGTAATTTTGAACATCCACTACGAGAATATGCAAGTCGGGTATATGATTATGTAGGGCTTAGTATGAAACAGATTGAAGAGCGTATGGGAAACAGGGCAGCAGAACATTTCTTTTATAGGACAGATAGTAGTCAGTTTGAATTGTGTACTGCTGATACTTATCAGCGTATGATAGATTTATTTGGTATTGACCAGATGTCTGGTTTTAAATCTTATCGTGAATGCGTGGATATTAACGCTGAATTTAACGCTGAATTTAACATACCAAAGGGGCAAAAACAAATCAAAAACATACTACCATACAAAAAAGACAAAACAAACTACCATCCAACACAAAAACCAATCAAATTACTAGAAACAATAATAAAAACATACACAAAACCTGGTGACATAGTACTAGACTTTACAATGGGCAGTGGATCCACAGGAGTAGCATGCATGAACACCCACCGAAAATTCATAGGTATAGAAAAAAACAAACAATATTATAAAATAGCAGAATCGAGAATTCAAATATGAATTACATTAAACATGAAGATACCAACCGTAAACATTACATAGACAAGGATGTGTATACTGCTGCAAAAGAAAGATTAACTGATGCAATCCTACAAAGTGACAGTCAAGTAGTGTTATGGAGTGGTGGTAAAGATAGTACAGTATGCTTACACTTACTAAGAGAATGCTACAATGAATTAGACATACATGATAAAATAAATGTAATATTCATAGATGAAGAAGTAATCAGTAACCACATAATAAAGTATGTACGTAGAGTATATGATAGCCACAGGTATAATATGTACTGGTTCAATATACCCATCACTTGTGATATATACAATACAGGCACAACACGTGAATACATACAAAATGATCCACACAGGAAAACAAAAGTAAGACATCCACCACCAGAAGCCCTCACACTAAAAGACTTCAATCTACCAAATGATACAATACTAACACGATACCAACTAGCAGACCTACAAGCAAGCCTATTCCATGGTAAAGTATGCTTAATCAAAGGAATAAGATGTGACGAATCATTATTCAGATTAACACAAGTACTAAGAAGAAAAACACACCCACACATAGGAGGTGGAGCAAATACCAGTAAACACTTTGAATGCGTACCCATCTATGACTGGAAAGAAAAAGACATCTGGACCTACTTCCACCATAACAATATACAATACAATCCAATCTATAACCACCTAATGTGGAGCAAAGCACCACTAAGAGTATCCACACCCTTACATCCTTATAACACACAACAATACAATAAACTAAGAAGTATAGAACCAGAATTCTATGAAAATATAGTTAATGTATTTCCAGATATGCAACATGCAGACAGATACAATAATAGCAAGATACAAACCAACCACGACTTCACAGAATACCCACATACACTAACCGGTTTAATGCAGTACGTTGATGACTGCTACAAAGATGACCCACAAGAGAAACACAATGTTAAAAAAAGATTACTATGGGCATACAAAAAAAGAGAACAAAACAAAAAAAGACAATACAGTGACAAATTCGGAGGATACCCACTATACCACTTATTCCGATTAACACAAAGAGGTGCAACAATGCGAAACATAACACCAGTAGATAAACCAAGCCGTAAAATGTACACATTTGAAGGATACACAGAAGATGATTATATACACGATATAAAAAATAGGGGAAAATACAATGCAACCAATAGATAACATACAATGGATAAATATAAACAAGATAAAAGCCAATAACTACAATCCCAACCATGTACTAAAACAAGAAATGCAACTAATCAAAACAAGCATACTAAAAAACGGATGGTTACACCCCATAATCATAAACAAAGACAATACAATAATAGATGGATACCACCGTGCAACACTACTAAAAACAGACAAACAACTACAACAACTAACACAATCCAAGATACCCTGCATAACATTAAACCTAACAGAAGTAGAACAAAAACTACTAACAATCCGAATAAACCGAGCCAAAGGAACACAAACAGCATACAAAATGCACGAAGTAATAAAAGACTTATACAATCAAGGAATAACAATAAAACAATTAAGCAAAGAAATAGGAGCAAAACCAGAAGAAATCCAACTACTAATACACGACAACATATTCCAAAAAGAACAAATCACAGACGAAACACTATACAACCAAGCATGGACCCCAAAATAAGAAAAAAAATAAACAGATACTATATATATAACACAACATATTTAAAACCCACACAACACACATCCAAATACACGAATAAAAGGAGCATAAAAACATATGACAATAGACCTTCCACCAAGATACACAAACAAAGAAGGCAAAATGGAAAGTCCTGCATCATATGAAACATTTTACAAAACATACATCAAATATGAAAAAAATCTCACATACAAAGAACTTGCAGAATTAACAGGATACAAACCCAACACATGCAAAGACTGGATAACAAAATTCGATTATATCGAAAGAAAAAATAAGATCATACTAGAACAAGAACAAAAACAAAAACAAAAAAAACAATCACTACTAGACATAATAGGCGACACAATAGAACAACAAATCAAACTAAACACCCTCACAGACAATGGATTCATGATGAAAACCAAAAATACAATGCAACAATACAGTCACGACAATCACTTACAATTAGAAGATTTAGATGTAACAAGTGAAACATACAAAAGCTTACACTATGCACAAAAAGAAGATAAAAAAAGACCCCTGCAAACAATAGAAACAATAAAAGAATTCTACAACCTACAAACAGAAGTAGTAGAACAACACGAGGAACAAGTAGTATTAGAAGAAGCAATGGAACTAGCAGAAAATGCACGATTTGATGAAAACATACAGGCAGTTGAAAAACTACAAGAGGATATGAAAGATGAGGAATACTAAAATACAATTATCTAAATATCCTAGTGATAACCTATTATGGTGGTATAATCATATACATTATGGTACAATGAAGCCATTAAAATGGCAGATACCATTGTTTGAAGTCTTATCGTATGCAGAGCAAGGACGATTAAGCCGGTTAATGATAGATGCACCACCACAACACGGAAAAACAGAATTAATAGTGAACACGTTCTTAAGTTACTATACAGTGAATAATCCAAATGATAAAAGTATAGTAACTGCTTACAGTGAAAGTCGTGCAACTAAGTATGGAACATGGATACGTGACATATTAAAAGAATTCCGAAGTGATACACGATTCAAACCACAACTCAAACAAGACTTCAAGAAAAAAAACAATTTCATGCTAGACAAACCATATACTGGTGAATTACTAGCAGCCGGTGCCCATGGTGCTATCATGGGAAACCCTGCAAACTTCATACTAATTGATGATCCCATCAAAGAATTACAGGATGCCAAAAGTCCTACAATGCAAAGCCATATGCGTGATTGGTATTACACTAGTATTGATACAAGACTAAGAAAAAGATACAGACGACATAAAAAAGCATTACCCCCACTTATTTTAGTAGTTGCACAGCGACTAGACTTATTTGACCTGCAAGGAATTATATTAGAGGAAGAGCCTAGCATTGATGGAAAAGAAGCATTAACGAAATTAAGAAATGGTGAAACAATACCAGATGATGTATGGGTAAAAATGAGTTTCCCAGCATTAAGCCTTGGAGCAAAACAAGATATACTAGGCAGACCAAAAGACACACCACTATGGAGCAAACACAGAAACTACCAAGACCTAATCAATGTAAGAAAAAGACTAGGCACATACCGATTTAACCTGGTATACCAAGGAATGCCAAGCAAGATAACTGGAAGTCTATTCAAAAGAGAATGGTTCTACAATTCAGACGAAACGTTGAAATGCACAATACCAATAGAATTAGTAAATCCATACCAACGACGAATGAGAACATACGACTTATCTGCAAGATTCAAACATACAGATGTAAACCAAGCCGACGAAGTAGCAGGACCATTAACAAGCAAAGATCCAACAGACCATACAATGTACGTATACAATATGGTCAATGGAAAATACACTGCAAACACCCTACTAAATATCATGAAACGTACAATACAAACAGATGGATACAAAGTAACAACTAATATCGAACAGGAAGGTGCAAGCCAAAGTGTACTCTTTATAACCCAGTTAACAGATGAATTTGAAGATTATAATATTATACATCATAAACCAATAGGTAGTAAAGCATACCGAAGTATAGAATTACAGGCATTAGCTCAAACTGGCAGACTTAAATTTGTAATAGAAGAGGGATGTAGTATGGATTGGATATATAAAACAGTAGAACAACTAATAAGCTTTGATGGTGAAGAAAGTAATGCACGATTAAAGAAACATGATGATATAGTAGACAGCTTATCAGCATCTGCTAATTATTGGATGATGCAGGAGAAACAACCAGTAATATAATAAATTATGTGATAACATGAAAACTGAACAAATAACCTACCAACAACTATTAAATGAACCATACATTACATATACGGTAGAATGGAAACAATTAGGCAGTATAATAAATCACAAACATGTATTTCATGATAGCAGAGCAGTAAAAGAATACATACTGAATCTAGAAAAAAGATTCCCTAATGTAACATATACAATCATGAAACAAAAAAGAAAAAGAACATAACTAATTGGAGGTGTAAAAGCTGATATACGATACATTAGATTTCGATAACATAAAAATAAAAGAACAACCGATAACGAATCCCATACAAAGCAATGAAGTAATGGGAAGCAGTTACCTTGTAACAGTAGATGATTATGACAGCTATAAAAATCCACGATTAATCGACCGTACCACCTTTAATCATTTTAGCTTTAAAAATGGAAGTTTCAGTGAGTCAGCACAAGTAGATTTTGACAGCTATGGTGTAGACTTCAAAACACCAGAATATCCCCTAGAATTTCTAAGTGGTTTACTTAGAATTAATACGTATCATGAAGAATGTTGTGACAGGGTAAGCCTTGATGTAACGAAACATGGATGGGATATAGTCAGTACAAAAACCGACTATAAAGAAGCAGATTTAAACTTACGACTTGAAATTATAGATTGGATTAATAGTATGCCTATTGGTTTAAGTGACTTATTGCAGGAATGTGTATATGACTTTGAAGCCTTGGGTGTTACAGGAGTAGAGTTAATACGTGAAAACGGATTAAACAGTCCTTTAGACCACCTTGAAAGATTTGATGTAACACATAGTATGCTAAGCACTGATGACATCAGAATAAAACAAAGCATAGGAATCGATAATGCCTGGTTTATATTATATGGATCTACTACTCAATCCTTAAATCGTGAAACAGGAGTATTTTATCCAAGAGATACTTTGAGTCCTGATGTAGAAGCTCATGAAGTAATATGGATACGAAAATACAAAACTAATAGCGATGCTTATGGTAGTGCCAAGATTAGTAAAACAGTAGATGTAATAGAAAGTGAAATTGGACGTGCCAACTTCAACAAAAAATTCTTTGAGAATTATGGTATGCCTGCATTTGCAGTTACTGTTATTGGTAATTTTAAGGATATGGAAAGCCAAAGATTCCTTCCTGATGGAACATTAAATCCTGATTTTGATGAAACGAAAACACTTAAATATATCATTGGGCAACAGTTAAAGGAAATACAAATGAATCCTCACAGTGCATTAGTTATCACAATACCTACAAGTATGGGCATGGGTGAAGTAGAGGTAAAAATAACACCACTTAGTACTGATGTTAAAGAGGCATCATTCCGTTTATTACGTGAGGATAACAAGCAGGAAATATGTGCAGCACATGGAATGAGTAGCGACCTTATAGGTACAACACAAACAGGAAATCTAGGTGGAACAAGCTTAGAATTAGATTTAAGCAGTTATGGTAAGAATAAGATTAAACCTATACAAACTATCTTCAATAATGCTATTACACGTATTATCCAAGACAGATTTGAAACAACCGAATTCAAATTCAAACTCAATGAACATGAATTAGAGGATAAGGATAAGAAGATTGATCGTGCAATCAAGTTAGGTAATGCTGGTTTAATGACACGTCGTGAACAGATGGTAATGTTAAGTCAAACATTTAATCTGAATCCTGATACTGATAATGAATACCTGGATAAATACTTGATCAATGGAAAAACGGAGGAAGAAATCTTTGATAACAACCCAAGACAAGGTACTGATTATTACAATTATCTTAATAGTAATTATGTTACGAAGTCTGATGTAACACTGTTAGAACAGGAACTGCTAGATAAAGCATATGAATTATATTGTGATGATGACGATGGAACGGATGGCAATATTAGCAATAAAAACCAAACAGGAACTGGAATACCAGAATTTGCAAGAAGAATTATCAGAAACAATTTCAGAAAACGAAGAGAATACAACAGAACAGTTAATGGAATGGTTAGACACAACGATTAATGAAATCATAGATGAATACCTAAAACTTGATGATTATATACCTGCACCAGCATTACTCATGAAGATAGATAGTATTATAGCAACACGTGCAGATGAATATAATCAGATATTAGCAGAACAGGTTAATAATGCAATGCTGGACACTTACACTATGACTGATGAAATACTAGAAATACAACAAAGAATGTACATCACAGATAATATAATAAGCCCTAAAAGCAAGCCCCTATATAATATTCATAGAAAACCACTTGCAAACAAGGCACAATATAGCAATCCACTAAAATACATTACAGATACATTACAATTATTCATAAATCCACAAACCAAGCCCACCACTACAAACTTTATTAACAGATTACGAAACACATTCAGAAACTCAAGATTATCATTCACACGTGAGCCTAACGAGGATATACTACACTACCTAGAAGAAAAAGTATTCAAAGCAAGCCAAAAAACACTAAACCGAGTCGGTGACAACATCTATGATATAATCTATCGACATGCAGAAACATTAGGCCAAAGAGAATATGAAACAGCAGATGCACTAAGAGAATTATTCGATGGATTCAAAGAATACGAGGCACGCAGAATAGCACGAACAGAAATCAATTCAGCACAGGAGCATGCAACATTCCAGCGACTAGTTGAAAATGAAACAGTAGATTATGTGATGTGGGTATGTATGAATGATGAACTGGTAAGAGATAGTCACGCTGAACAGGATGGTATGATTGTAAGATGTGGTGATGTATTTCCTAATGGGTGTATGTTTCCTGGTGATGAAGGTGGAGAGCCTGAGGAAGTTATTAATTGCAGATGTGATATACAAGCATGGTTTATGCCGGTAGGATTTACTGCACCAGATGAAGAGTATTTCTTTGAAGAGGATATAATCCCAGTAGATGAAGTAAGCAGTAACTGGGAGCAATTTGGATTTACATATTACTAAGGTAGGTGAAATTATAATGAAAGAAGATATAAATGAAGTATTTAAGGATAGTACCATTTGGCAATGGTTCCACGATAATGGATTTGAAGGATTACGAGTTAATAATGATAGTATCCTAGAATTAAAGAAAGTATTAGAAAATGTTGCATATACTATAGGTAAGGATGCTAAGTTTTATGCAACTAAACGAGGCAAAGCAACTATAAGAAAGGAAGATGTGTTAAAGGCATATGAAAAATATAAAGTATCAAGAATATCTGATGCAGATGAAAAATAAAGATGAAATCATAGTATACAAACATGATAAGGAATATACATTTAATGATATACATAATGCAATATTATTTCTAAGGAGGTTATGATCCAATGACAAATTACCTGGAAGAAAGATTAAGAATTGTTAATGCAGGACTTGCAACAGTTACTGATGATGCTGAAAGGCAGATATTGTTAGATGAACAGCAATTCTTATTGGATATGTTAGGTATTGGTAAGGATATTACATTCTAGATGTATATTGATAACTGTATTAGAATTATTGATGTTATCTTAAATATTTTTTATTTTTATTTTTTATAGGAGGTTTTATATAATGATAGTATATTCATTAAATTATAAAAATAATCCAAGTATCCCATTTTATATTGGAATAACAGATAATTTACAAAGACGGTTTAAACAACATCAAACAGCATATAAAAAGCATAAACCATATATTAGAAGTAAAGACGATTTTTTTATTAAAAAATTATTTGATACTGGTTCAAACAAATATTCATTACTACTAGCAGAGGAAATAGAAACAAAATTGATTAAATTTTATAATACTGTAAATCATGGTAGTAACAAAGTATATAATATTAGAAAATATGTTAATAATCATTTCAGTAATGAAAATGAGATAATTACTCCAGAGGATAAAATTAAATCAATACAAAAAGCTAAACAAACTCATATAATTAAACAACATAAAAAATTTAAGAAGGTTATCAAGTTAATTAAATATGACCCTTGCAGATATTCTATAAATGAAATAATACTTAAAACTCCATTTACTAGCTTAATTTCATTAAATAATTATACTAAAAAATATCATAATGTTAAGTTTAAAGATTGGTTAGAAACATACCAAAAATTATGGTTAAATTATATTGTAGAATGGAATAAAAATTATTCTTAATCTTTTTTTTTATTAAATTATTATATTATCATTTGGTGGGATTGGATTATAATCTTAATAAGTATTAGAGTAGATAAGCTACAATTAAATTCTAGAAACATACGATTTGGTATGGTTGGAAGATTGAAATAATATTTATTAAGTTATATGCTGGTTCAATTCCAGCAGCCACCAAAACACAACTAATTTAAATCTAAATTTTTATTATAGAATTAAAATGCAGAAAAAAGAGAATTGTTTTATTTCTTTTTTTTTATTAGCATGTAAAAGAAAAATAAAGAAAAGTAATACAAGATTTTTTTTTTGAATATTCTTTTTTCATTATAAATTAACGAAATAAAAAAATGTAATTATTAAAAATATATAAAAAAAATCTTTTAATCATTTTTCTTTGGTATTACTTCCTTTTATTTTATAGTTTATTATTTAGTAATTTTTTTTTAAATTTATGAAAGAAACTCTTATTTTTAAAATAATAGAAAATTATGTATAACTAAATGATTACTGGAGGATAAATTCAAATCTAACTTAGATAATTGAATCCTAGAATAAGAGTATGAATTAATGGGGGATATGAGAGTATTTTCAATAAATATAAAAAAAATTAATTAATTAAATGTAATTTCTAGCATTTTTCTTGTATCCGATTATATTTTTTTTCTAAACTAGTTTATTCAAAAAATGAATAATAATAATACTTATGTAGATTACCAGTTTTTTTTCAGATAGAATCACAATATATTGAAAAAATACTGATGGAATAAAGAAACTTTAATAAAAATAATTTGTAATGATTTATACGAAAAAAAATAATAATAATATGAGTTAATGCAAATAGAAAGACCTTTTTTTTTACACTTTATAAAAAAAAAACATAACAAACAATTCCTTTTTTTCCTTACATTTCAATTCTTTTAAAAAAAAAGAACAGTATTAGATTTAAAACGAGAAATGACAGTAAGAGTAACAGCACCTTTATTACTGCCTAATACTCCTGATTGTGATTTCCAGAACGGTGAAGAGTTATTAACACCAGAGAAAATACAACACATCAAAGAATCATACAAAAGCTATAACATAGTAGACTATGAACATCAATTCTTAGATAACAAAGAAGAATACTATCTTACGGAAATAGGTAATCCAGTTAATCTTTTTATCACAGACAAAGAAGTAACTTACAAAGCAGTAAATGGTGAAATGATAACAACACCACCACAAACACTCTATGCAACAGTTGATGTAACAAATCCTATCATGGAACAAAAAGTATTGAACAAACAATTAACAGCATACAGTGTAAGTGTAGCAGAAAAAACAGATGCCGACCTTGCAATCAAAGAATACAGGAAACTAATAGCAACAAAAAGCAAGGATACAAAATTCATGGAAGTCATACAAAGAATAGCAAGCAAAAGAAAAATGATAAGTGAATTTGAAGATCCGTCATTATTCACCATAAGCTTAACTTGTATGCCCTGCGTGCATAAGGCAATGTTTTGTGAAAATATCTTAGAAATAAATGATGAATTACAGGAGGTCGAGAACATGGCAGATAAAAGTACAAAAAACAAAGATGAATTGAATGATGATACATTCATGAATAAATTAGGAAATTTACTTAGTGCAAGAAAAAACAAAAAAGAAGAAAAAGATGAAGTAGAAAATAAAAAGGAAGATGATGCACAAATGAATGAAGATGATATTAACACCATAGTCAATGAAAAAATAGGCGAAGCAACAAAAAATATGAAAGATGAAATTGAATCCAGTTTCAAATCTGCAATAGACGAATTAAACAAATCTCAATCAGAGTTTATTGCAAGTCTTAAATCAGATGAAGATGAAGATGAAGAAACAGAAGAAGAAATAGAAGAAGAAGAAGAAGAAACAGAGGAAGAAGAAGTGAAAACAACATCAAACAAATCCAGAACCGGAACAGGAATAAAACACCATAATAAATCCGCTCAACTATCACAAAAAAACGATGGCATCGGCACAGGCAAATCCACCCCACGCAAAAGCATGTCCGAACGTGAAGTATTAATGAGAATGATCAAAGGAACACAAACCAGTATGAAATCATTCGATGATGTTGAAATTGATTACAGCAAATTAAACATCATACCAGAAGCAGTCAAATCTGCACCAGCATGGACTTTAATACACCCAGCATTAAAAGAAAGTTTCACATACAACTTCACAGAAGCTAACACCCAAAAATTAATCTTACCTACAAATCAGTACGCCTTATATATGAGAGAATTATTATCAGTAGATCCATTGATGCAGGATGCTAATTTCCGTATAGATTACGAAGTAAGTGAAGAAGAAAGATACATGTACAGTCTTAGATTAGATGCAGACCCAACACAAGATGGTATCATGGAGGAACACTACTACTTCGACAATCCAAACGTTGATGCTGCAAATATCGAAGTAAGTAAAGACAAATTAAACCCAATGCCAGTAAGAGCAAAACTTCATATTTCCGACCGTCAAATCAAACAAAATGTAATGGGCGAAGATTTACTTACAAATTCACTTAACCTTGTCAAATACAGATATGATGAAGGGGTAAGCCGTATAAACTACTTTGGAAATACAGAATTCCCAGACACAGTGGATGCAAAATTCAGAAGAAGAGACGGTTTATTCAAACAATGTGGAACAAAACTTGTATCAGACGATGTAAGCACAGGAGCAGACGCATTTAACCTTGACGATGGTATCGACAAAGTATTCAAGAAAATGTTCAGAGCATTACCATTCGAAGCTCAAAAAGCACAATACTACAACCTATACGTACCACCATACGTATACGACGCATACCGTGAATACTACCTAAACAATGATAAAATAAACTTTATTGGTAACATTACTGATGAAATACCACTCAAATACAAAAGAATCACAATAAAAGAAGCTCCAATCCTTGCAGATAACAAAGGTATCCAATTAAATGATGACAATGTAAGTATGTTATTAACAGCACCACAAAATACCCATTTCCTTGCAAGCAGAGCATTAAGACTTGAACCAGAAAGATTAGCAAGTACAAGCAGTACCAAATACTGGTACACTGGCGACTTTGATATGAGATTTGCATTACCTGAATATGCAGTAAGTGCAACCATATCCAAAGAAGAATATCAAGCATTATAAAGGGTGTAGAATAATGGATTATTGCACAATAACAGATGTAATCCAAACAACAGGAGTTACATCAGACAAGATGGGTATAGATGAAGATGACGATTATACACTAGAAGATGTAATAACCAAGTGGATTACATTTGCAAGTGCATTAATCGATGACTATACACAAAATCCAATCACAGAATCACAGTTAGAAACAGGAAGCCAATTAGTAGAAACAAAAAGGAATGTCTATTGCGATGTATGCAGTCGTATAGTAGGAAACCGTATAGCATTACGAGAAGCCTACAAAAACTATGCAGTAATCAAAAAAGATGACTGGACTATCGGAAACATACCAAGCGACATCTTCACCGACAATGAAAAAAACGATCTTGACCATTACAAGAATGAAGAATCAATAGAAAAAACAGTAATAGGTATAACAGCAGTAACAGGCAAACATTCTGGACCATGTTGTATGAGGTGTAACGATGGAACTAGTATTAACTATCGAGAAAAACCCTAATCTATCCCAGAAAATAAACAACAAAGTAATACCATATTTCTTCTTAGAAAGCAAGGAAGTATTAACTAATAAGATTAAAGAAAAAACACCACAGGATACAGGGAAACTATGGCGTAGTTGGACGCCCCATCTTGAAGGAAATACAAAACTAACCGTAAGCAACAGTGCCAATTATGCAATGTACGTTGAATTAGGAACTGGTATGTTTGGAGAAAATCCACATACAATATTTCCAAAAACAGCAAAAGCATTACATGCAAACATAAACGGTGAAGATGTATACTTCACATGGAGCAAAGGTATGAAAGGACACCATATGGCAGAAAAAGGATTAGCAGAATATAAAAAACAAATACCTATGATATGGGAAAGAGCATTTAACCGTGCAACACAAGGAGGCACCTAGATACAATGTATGCAGAAATGGAACAACCACTACAAATAATCCAAGATTACATAAGCAACTGCTTAAGAAAAGAACTAGAAGAAGATGGGTTACTGCATGACATCAAAAGCTACAAAGACATATACCGAGATAACCTAAATCTTAAAACACCGGCAGTATGGCTTTATATGCAGAATTGGTATCCTACAGAGGAACATATAATCAATCGTAGCAATACAAGGATAGATATTACCTTTCCTGTAGAAGTAGCATGCATAACACATCGCAAGACACTAGAAAAAAGTGACAAACAAGCAACAAGTATACAAGGAAGGATCATAGAATCATTTATCCGAAATTGGCGACGTAAAATAGATGACAAATACAACATACTAGGAACAGGATTTAACCTAGTACAAGGATATACTGATGGAAATCTTGAAGCAATACAACAAAGAGAAACAGTGACCATAAAAGGAGTATTAATAGAATTCAAATTCACATTCGATTGGATGAGATGTATAAAAATATACGAGGAAGAAAAAGAAGGTATACAATTAGATGATGGAGGATAAAAAATATGGCAAATTATTGGTGTATGATACCAGAAAACAAATACGCACAGGACGCATTCAAAGAAGGCAAAACACCAGAATTTTATGTGCAAACAACAAGTCACAATCCCGACCTCAACGATGAAAACCAAAA